TGGCATCAGTCTACTTTGTAAGTGTCGCTGGTATTTTGGCGGCGTTCTTCGGGGCGCAAGCATGGTCAAATAGAGGTAACGGTAAATGAGTCTAGTCGGACAGTTAATCGGCCCAGTTACAGGCTTGCTGGATAAGTTTATTCCTGATGCTGACACTAAGAACCAATTGGCCCACGAAATCGCCACCATGTCAGAAAAGCATGGTCAGCAGATCGCTTTGCAACAAATCGAAGTGTTAAAGCTCGATGCCAAAGGCAATTGGTTTCAGTCAAGTTGGCGTCCCCTAGCCGGTTATACGTGTGTGCTGGGGCTTATGGTGAACTTTCTGGTAGCACCCATTGCGGCAGGTTTTGGCGTTGTCATCCCTCAAGCGGATGCCGGTGTGATGATGCCGCTACTGCTTGGAATGCTTGGGTTGGGTGGTGCCCGATCTTACGAGCGCGTCAAAGGTGTGGGTAAGTCATGAGTAAACTGATCGAAATGTTGAGGTTACATGAAGGCGTGCGCTACAAAGTCTATATGTGTAGCGAGGGTTACGAGACGATTGGCGTTGGTCGGAACATTTCCGAGGGTGGCCTTGGACTGTCAAAAGATGAAGTAGATTTTCTTTTGATCAATGACATTGAGCGAGTGCAAAACGAGCTAGGCCGCAGCTTCCCTTGGTTTGCAGATCTTGATGAAGCCCGACGTGATGCGATGATTGATATTGCATTCAACCTTGGTCTGACCAGGCTGCGTAGTTTCGTAAACGCCCTAGAGGCGATGGCCCACGGACAATACGACGTTGCTGCCAATGAGTTCATGGACAGTCGGTGGAGCCAACAGGTTGGTAACAGGGCAGTCGAAGTCACCGAGATGATTCGCACGGGCGAATATCAATAAAATGTCTGAGCTGTCGCTCAAAGACTTTGAGATCCTTAGCGAACAGGATCAGAACGAAGCCCTCGCACTGCTATCTCGATATGATCAGATGGAAGTGCAGGACAAGTGTCAGGGCGATTTTATCGAGTTCGTCAAACATATGTGGCCTGAATGTATTCTTGGCCGTCACCATAAAATTATTGGTGACAAATTCAACCGAATAGCGCAAGGCAAGCTGAAGCGTTTAATTGTCTGCCTGCCCCCTCGTCACTCCAAATCAGAATTTGCATCCACATTCTTTCCTGCTTGGATGATGGGCCGTCGTGGCGATTTGAAAATTATCCAAACTACGCACACCGCAGAGTTGGCGGTGAGGTTTGGTAGAAAGGTGCGAAACCTTATCGACTCTGACGACTACTCGCAGATTTTTCCAGAACTAAAACTTGAGGCTGACAACAAGTCGGCTGGCCGCTGGACAACAAATCAAGACGGAGAATCATTTTACGCAGGTGTGGGCGGAGCGATTACGGGTCGTGGTGCCGACCTTCTCATTATCGATGACCCGCACTCAGAACAAGACGCACTGTCGCCAACGGCGATGGAGGCGGCTTACGAGTGGTATACATCTGGACCCCGGCAACGGTTGCAGCCGGGTGGCATTATTATCATCGTGATGACCCGCTGGAGCACGAAAGACCTCGTTGGCAAGGTGCTCAAAAAACAAGGCGACGATCACGCCGATCAGTGGGAGGTTATCGAGTTCCCTGCAATCATGCCTGAATCAGACACTCCGCTGTGGCCTGAATTTTGGAAGAAGGAGGAACTGCTGTCCGTCAAGGCATCATTGCCGATCAGTAAATGGAACAGCCAGTGGATGCAAAATCCCACCGCCGAAGCCGGTTCTATCGTCAAACGTGAGTGGTGGCGCAAGTGGGAGCCAGACTGGGTACCTGCCTACAACTATGTCATTCAGTCGTATGACACCGCTTTTAGTAAAAAAGAGACCGCTGACTATTCTGCAATCACCACATGGGCAATTTTCCAGTCCCCCGACGAAGACATTGAGGCAATCATTCTGCTCGACGCAAAGCGCGTGCGGATGGACTTTCCAGAGCTAAAACGACTGGCTTACGAGGAATACAAATATTGGGAGCCGGATTGCATACTGATCGAGGCAAAAGCCAGCGGTACGCCGTTGACGCAGGAGCTGCGGCGCATGGGCATCCCCGTGACAAGCTATACTCCGTCGAGGGGGCAGGATAAGATCGCAAGGATGAACTCTGTCGCGCCAATTTTTGAAAGCGGCATGGTATGGGCACCCGACGAAACATTTGCAGAAGAGGTCATTGAAGAGATGGCAAGTTTCCCATTTGGCGACAATGACGACTTCTGCGACAGCTCCACCATGGCTTTAATGCGGTTTCGACAAGGCGGTTTTTTGAATTTGCAGGATGACTACCCCGAAGAGGTAGAGCTGCTGCGACCAAATAGGCAGGTGTACTACTGATGGCTATTGAGAAGGCGGGGCTTGGCACAGAGAATGATCCCGACGTGATGCCGATGGGCAACGCGATGGAAATCGAGCCTGAGATGACGCGCAACGAAGAAATTCGTAACGCCGCACAAATATTGGTGGCCGAAGAGGGCATCCTGATTGATGACGAAATCGATGCCATTGAAGAAGAGCCGATTGTGGCCGACTTTAACGCCAATCTCGTTGAGATGATTGATGATGACGATCTTTCCAAACTAGCGGACGACGTGTTGTCGTCTATCAAAGCCGACAAAGAAAGCCGCAGCGAATGGGAAAAAACGTATACCGATGGCTTGAAATACCTCGGCATGAAGTTCGATGATTCTCGCAGCCAACCTTTCGAGGGTTCAACTGGCGTTATTCACCCGATCCTCGCTGAGTCTGTTACGCAGTTTCAGGCGCAAGCATACAAAGAATTATTACCGGCCAAAGGCCCGGTCAAGACTGAAATTGTTGGCGTCCGCACGCCAGAGGTCGAAATGCAGGCGGGTCGCGTTCAGGACTTCATGAACTACTACATCATGAATGTGATGGAGGAGTACGACCCCGAGCTTGACATGCTGCTCTTTTATTTGCCGCTGGCTGGGTCCGCGTTCAAGAAGGTGTACTACGACACAAGCATGAACAAGGCGATGAGCAAATTCATCGAGCCGCAAGACTTGATTGTGCCCTACGAGTCTGCCGACCTGTTCACCGCAGAGCGCGTGACGCATGTTCTAAACATGAGCCGCAACGAAATCAAAAAGCAACAACTCAGCGGTTTTTACGCAGATATTGATCTGAAAGGCGGTTCGGTCAATTTGCAACGTAGCGACATTGAAGAGCAGATTGATGAAATAGAGGGCATGGAGCCTTCTTATCAAGAGGAGCGTGATCGTGTGGTGTTTGAGACTCACACGATCCTCGACATACCCGGATTTGAGGATATTGGTGCGGACGGTGAGCCGACTGGCTTGAAATTGCCTTATATCGTGACGATAGACGAGCAAAGCCAAAAAGTGCTGTCGATTAGGCGCAATTATCTTGAGCAAGATCCGCGCAAATCAAAGATCAACTTCTTCGTGCAATACAAGTTTTTGCCCGGACTAGGATTTTACGGGTTGGGTCTGTCGCACATGATTGGCGGCATCTCAAAGTCAGCTACGTCTATCCTACGCCAGCTCATTGATGCTGGTACGTTGGCTAACCTGCCAGCAGGATTCAAGGCCCGAGGTATGCGTATTCGCGACGAAGACAGCCCACTGCAACCTGGCGAGTTCCGAGACATTGATACGACAGGCGCGTCTCTGCGCGAAAACCTGATTCCGCTGCCGATCAAAGAGCCGAGCAATGTTTTGATGTCGCTGCTTAGCCTTCTCGTTGAGTCTGGCAAGCGGTTTGCCTCGATTGCCGACATGAATGTTGGCGACATGAATCAAGCGATGCCCGTTGGAACCACTGTTGCGTTATTAGAGCGCGGCACCAAGGTTATGAGCGCGATCCATAAGCGCCTGCATTACAGCCAAAAACTAGAGTTTCAGTTGCTGGCAAGGGTGTTTGCTGAATACCTGCCGCCAAGCTATCCGTATGTTTCGCGAAACGGTCCACAAGAAATTATGGGCCAAGATTTCGATGGCCGGGTGGACGTAATACCCGTCTCAGATCCAAACATTTTTAGTCAGTCTCAGCGTATTACGATGGCGCAAGAGCTGCTGACGATGGTTCAATCCAATCCTGAAATTCATGGACCGACAGGCACTTACGAAGCGTACAGGCGCATGTATTCTGCGCTAGGCGTTGATGACGTGGACAGCCTCATTCAACCGCCGCCGCCGCCGCCGCAACCAATGCCCATGGAAGCAGGTATTGAGAATAATGCGTTTTTGATGGGGCAACCGGCACAGGCGTTTGAACCCCAGAATCATCAGGCGCACATTGATGCTCATCGGTCTTTGTTTTTGACCGAGGTCGTCAAACAAAATCCGCAGCTTCAAGGCATGATCATTGGCCACATGATGCAGCATCTACAATTCATGGCGAGCCAGATGGTGCAGGATCAGATCCCGCCGGAACTCAATCAACAGATGCAGGAAATGCAGGCGGCGTCACAATCAGGGCAAATACCGCCGGATCAGCTTCAACAAATGCAGGGACAGATCCAAATGCAAATGGAGCAAGTCTCGGCTCCTGTGCTCGCGCAGCTTACGCAAGAGCTGCTTGAGTCAATTGGTCAGGGTGATGAAACCGATCCTTTGGTGCAGATTCGCCAGCAAGAGCTTGAGCTACGTGAAAAGGCCATCGATGTTGAGAACGATCAATTTGAGGCAAAGCAACAGCAGCGTGTTCAAGAAAAGTTGCTTGAAAACGAAATTGCCAAGCAACGTCTTTCCGTGCAAAAAGACGTGGCCGATGACAAGCTGGACGTTGCGATACGTCGGCTTGAGCAACAGGCAGATTTGAAAATGCTAGATATGCAAAATAGAGGAGGTCGTTGATGGCCGCAAAGTACACAGCGTCAAGTTCAACGGCGCGGGAACAAATTGCTGAACTTAAAAAGCAAAAAAGGCTTGTTCGAGATATCGAGGCAAAAATAGCTGCCCAAACCGAAGAGAATGCGGCGAAGAAAAAAACGCTGAGCGATCATCGTATTGCAACGAAACTGGCGTTGATTGCTGGCACCGAGCCTCCACCGCCTCTCGCGCCTGTTGAGGCACCGAAACCGGAGCCTGAGCCTGAGCCTGCTGTTGTGGCGGAGCCAAAAACCGCACCGAAGGCGAAGGCCAAAAGGAAAATCTTGAAAAAATCACCGAAACGTAAGAAGGACAGCTAATGAAAGACATGAGCAAAGTTGAAAAGGTTGAGACGCCGGTAAAAAAAATCAAAACCACTCCGACAGCTCCCGCTGCCGTGCGCCGCACGATGGGTGGCAAATATCGGACCATCAAGGCTCGCGGGTTTGGCGCGGCCACTCGCGGATATGATTTTCATGAGCGCGACTGATGGACGATATTGATCTTGGCTCACGCCTCAAGCGCATGTTAGAAGAGCGGCGCGAGCTGATCAGCGAGGTGCTAATGGACGGTATGCTCAAAGATATGGATCACTACAAAAGTTTGCAGGGAGAGCTAACTATTATAAACTTAGTGGAAGACACAATTCGTGATTTTTATAAGGAAATCTAAGTTTGAATACGCCAACGACTGAGGCGGCTTATGTGCCGCCCGATGAGGTTGTTCTCGATCCCACCCTGCTTGATAAATCCGCACTAGAGAGGATGCCAGACCCTAGCGGCTGGCGGATGCTTGTTTTGCCTTACAAGGGCAAAAAGCAATCCGATGGCGGCATTCATTTGCTCAAAGAAACCGTAGACCGAGAAGCGTTGGCGACGGTCGTTGCCTACGTCGTCAAAATGGGGCCGCTATGTTATGGCGATGTCGAAAAATTTGGCGACACTCCTTGGTGTCATGAAAAACAATGGGTGCTTATCGGTCGTTACGCTGGTTCGCGTTTCAAGCTAGAAGATGGCGGCGAAGTACGAATCATCAACGACGATGAAGTTATCGGCACCATCCTTCATCCAGACGACATAGTGAGTTTCACATGATTGAAAATCAGGCAGAGGAACAACAAGAGGCGGTCGAGGATCAGCTCCAAATAGAGGTGACGGAAGACCCTGTTGAACCGCAGGCGCAAGGTGGCGACGACGAGCTTGAGACGTACACCAAGTCGGTTTCGAAGCGGATCAATAAATTGAACGCCAAGGCCCGAGAGGCGGAGCAACGAGCGCAACAACTCGAACAAATTGCTCTGCAAAAGGACGCCGAGCTTCAGCAGTATCGCCATTACTCTCAGCAGCAATCTAATCAGGTGCTGGCAAAAGAAGAGGAGGCGATCACTAGCAAAGAGGCTCAGATCGATGACGTATACCGCAAGGCGGTGGAGTCTGGCGATGCTGATTTGATCACCAAAGCGTCAAAGCTCCAAAACGACATTGCCATCCAGAAAGAAAAATTAAAAGTTGCTAAGGCTAGGCAACAGGTTGCCACGCCTGAGCAGGAATACGTTTCGCAAGGCAACGAGCAGGCGGTTTATCAACAGCCTGAACAGCCCATTCAACAGCAAGAGATTCAGCCGACCGAGGATGCACTCGCTTGGCACGAACGAAATCCTTGGTACGCCAACAAAGACGACGAAGAGGACATGAAGGCAACGCAGTACGCCTACTATGTTCACTACAACCTCGCGAATGAAGGCTACGACGTTGGCTCCGACGAATACTACGAAGAATTGGACAGCCGTGTCGGTACGGTTTATCCTCACACCAGATCCTCGGAAACCGGGGGTTCGACCGTTTCAAGTGAATCGCGACCCGCTGTGCAAAGAGTCGCTTCAGCCCCACAATCGGGCCGGTCAAAAACACAAGGCAAAAAGAATGGCGTTAGTTTTTCTAAGTCGGAACTAGAGCGACTCAAAGGCTTGAAGCCGCATAATATGTCTGAAGAGGCATGGTTGCAGCGGGTAGCGAAAGAGAAGCAAAAAATTGCAGCAAGAGAGGCAAGCTAAGATGGCAGAAGCAAAAGCAAACGCACGTTCATCCCGTGAATCGCAGTCACACGATAATAAGACGCGCAGGAAGCCATGGCGTCCTGTCAGGTCACTGGAAACTCCTCCCCCACCCGAGGGTTACACCTATCGGTGGATTAGGGAGTCGATGTTGGGTCAAGAAGATCGCGCCAACGTGTCAAGACGTTTGCGTGAAGGTTGGGAACTCGTAAGAGGGACTGAGCTGCCGCCAGAATGGCGATCTTTGCCAACAATGGACAGTGGGCGACACGAAGGCGTGGTGTACAACGAAGGGTTGCTACTTGCAAAGATCCCTAACGAGACGGTAGAGGAGCGGCGTGAATATTACGCTGGCAAATCTCAAGAAGCCACAGACGCCTTGGACAACACGATGTTCAATGAAACTCGTGGCGACAGCCGTTACGTCAAATACGATCCGCAGCGAGACAGCAACGTAACTTTTGGTCGTAGATAGAGGTTTAACAAATGGCGAACAAAGACGCTGCATTTGGCATGAAGCCCGTCCGTATGATTGGCGGGGCACCCTATTCCGGCGGAACTTCGCGATATCGTATTGCTGCGAACTATGGAACATCCATATTTCAGGGCGACATGGTAGCGCAAGTCACCGGAGGAACGGTGGAGGTTCACGCCGACGGAGGCACAGTGCCCGTAGTTGGTGTATTTAACGGGTGTCAATATACTGACCCCACTAGCGGCGAGCAGGTATTTCAAAATTACTACCCTGCGAGCACAAACGCTTCAGACATCATTGCTTTCATCATCGATGATCCGAATGTTGTGTATGAGGTTCAAGCTGATGACACTTTTCCTGTTGCCGATCTGTTTGGCAATTTCGATATTGTGTACACCAGCAGTGGCAGCACGCTAACCGGCATTTCTGGTGCCGAGCTTGACGTGACCACGGGAGCGACGAATACGACTCTCCCAATTAAGGCGATTGACATCTCGCAAGATCCGAACAACGACGACGTTGCCTCGGCAAACACTAACGTGCTTGTGGTCATTCAAAACTCAATTTTCGGCGTCAAAGGCGCTGGCTTAGCATAAGGAGTTTAATCAATGGCTATTTCAAGAGCACAGCTCGCAAAAGAGCTTGAGCCGGGTCTGAACTCGCTTTTCGGCATGAGTTATGACTCATATGACCGCGAGTACGAAGAAATCTTCGCTGTCGAAGACTCTCAAAGAGCCTTCGAAGAAGAGGTGCTCATCACCGGATTTGGTGGTGCGCCTACGAAGACTGAAGGCCAAGGTGTTGCGTTTGACAATGCTAGTGAATCATTCACTGCTCGTTACACTCACGACACTGTGGCGTTAGCGTTCGCGCTGACCGATGAGGCAGTAGAGGACAACCTCTACGACTCACTGGGCAAGCGATATGTGAAGGCTTTGGCCCGATCTATGGCGAACACCAAAGAAGTGAAAGGTGCTGATGTATTGAACAACGCATTCAGCTCATCTTTTACAGGTGGTGACGGCGTATCGTTGATCAACACGGCTCACCCCCTGGCGGGTGGCGGCACTGCTGCAAACCGTGCAACATCAATGGCTGACCTGAACGAAACCTCGTTAGAAGATGCGCTGATCGACATCAGCACGTTCACTGACGACAAGGGTCTGACCATCTCAGTGCAGGCAACCAAGTTGGTTGTTCCGCCTCAGTTGGTATTCGTTGCAGATCGTATCCTGAACTCCACACTGCGTTCAGGCACCGCTGACAACGACATCAACGCGATCCGTAACACTGGCGTGTTGCCTGGTGGCTATACGGTCAACCATTACTTGGCTGACCCTGATGCCTTCTTCCTGCTGACCAGCGTCACTGACGCAGGTGAAGGCTTGAAGATGTTCCAGCGCACTGCAATGGAAACGTCAATGGAGCCTGACTTTACGACAGGCAACATCCGGTACAAAGCGAGAGAAAGGTACTCTTTCGGTTTCTCGGACTGGCGTGGCATTTATGGTTCGCAAGGGGCGTAAGCCTCTTAGAGACAAAATGGGGGGCTTCTAGCCCCCTGTTTTGACATGACCAAAGTATACTAATTTAGCGCCAAACCTCTTTCTTGTGCCGCCGCAACATCGTCGTCGTCAAAAAAGCCAGCCTGAAAATCCCCGATTTCGCCGTGATAATCAGAACCATAAGCTGGGCTTATTTCTTGCAGCTTGGTCGAATTCACGATGGCGTCCTCAGCGGCAGCCCCGAGCTGATCGATACGTTGGCGAAGGATAGAAACCCGACGTTCAGCGTCACGCTTTGCAGCGGTGCCCCAATCCAAACCACCACCAAATGATCGATCAGCAAAACGACGACCGTTTGCCAGCTCAATAACAACTTCAAAAACAGTGGTGATAAAAAATTCACCGTCCTCGTCCCGATAAGCGGTCTCTCGCACATCTTCTCTAGCAAATACGTCAATCATCACGTTCTCCTGTTAATTGATTAGCTCAAGTATTCCGGGCCGTTCCACTTGATCCAAGAAAGGTCGCCCTTTGATCCAAGAAAGGTCGCCCTTTAACACGTTACCCATGGCTTGGCTCCGATCAGTTGTCCAAGGTCGAGCAAAACTTTTACGAGGAACGGGTACAACCTTAGACATCAGGATGTCGCCTTTATCGAACATATCGTCGTCATCGGTGTTGACTACAAAAGTCCATGGCGCGTGTCCGTACATCACTTCGATGTACTCGCGTCCAGTCTTAATTTCAAAATCACGCTCGAATTGTCGAATCAAAAATTTGATTTTGCTTCTCAACATCCAAGGTCTGGGCACGTCTTCCATCAGCTCACTTCCTACACGGGTGACATGATCTCTGTAGTCCTCAACTACAGCCTCGATCATTTTTTCAATTTCTTTTTCCATCACGCTCCCTCAATGACAAAGTAATTATACACATTCCGTGTCGATGTGCAACAATGTAGACACATAAAAGCACACATAATTGAACTTTTTTTTGAGGGGTCGTTGGCTTACACTGAGAAGGTCAGATGGTGGCCGGATGGGCCGGTCACTGGTTCACAAGGGGAACTTTCATGACGACTCATTTTACAAGCGGCGTGACCAACGTCTCTGCCACAGGTACGTCTGGACTGCTCAAGACGCCTGCGCCGCAAAAATACCACTCTTATTTCAACGACTTTGACACCTATTTGGCGTCAGATTGGACAATCACCACGACCGAAGGCGGTTCAGGCAATGCGTCTGAGGCACTGGGTGATGGCGACGGCGGCCTGTTGGTTATCACCAACGACGATGCCGACAACGACAATGATTTCCTGCAACTGGTCAAAGAAGGCTTCAAGTTTGAATCAAGCAAGCAGCTTGCGTTCGCTTCTCGCTTGAAAACCAGTGATGCAGATGCCTCTGATGTAGTCATGGGCCTTCAGCTCACCGATACGTCACCGCTCGATGTGACAGACGGCATTTTCTTTTTGCTGACCGATGGTTCAACCACGTTGCAATTTATCGTTGAGAAAGACGGCACGCAGAGCACTCTGGACCTGCCGACAGCCGTGGCTGACGACACGTTCATGACGGTCGGATTCGTGTTTGATCCCAAGGATCAACTGTTCCACGTCTACCAAAACAACAGCGAAGTTGGCACAGTAGTCAGCACCAACGCGCCCGATGACGAAGAGCTGACGGTGAGCTTTGGCATCCAGAATGGCGCCGCCGCAGCTAAAGTGCTCACCGTTGACTACATTTCTGCAATGAAAGAAAGAACAGCCACCACTGAACTCTAACGGGAGTGAACTATGGCTGATGCAGTCACAAGCCAAACCATTCAGGACGGCGAGCGCAAAGCCGTCCTGAAGTTCACCAATGCTAGTGATGGCACGGGTGAATCGGCAGTCAAAAAAGTAGACGTTTCAGCACTGACCAGCAACTCGGCAGGATTGTCGTGCTCGGCTGTCACCATAAATAAAATTTGGTGGCAGTGTACGGGCCTCAGCGTCAAGATCGAGTTCGATGCCACCTCAAACGTGTTGGCGATTGGTTTAAGCGAAGATTCAAACGGCTATCACGATTACTCAGATTTTTCGGGCATACCGAACAATGCGGGTAGCGGGAAAACTGGCGATCTTGATTTCACCACCGTTGGTCATTCAAGTGGTGACACGTACATGATTGTGTTGGAGCTGATCAAATCGTATGGCTGATACCTCTGATGTGAGAAGAACGCCGGCGGGAAGACTTGTCTATCGGGGCGAGTCGTTTCCTGGCTACAACCAACAAAAAAGAACGCCCGGCGAGAAAAAGAAGTTTGCGGTCCTAGCGAAAAAAGGCGATCAAATAAAAATTGTGCGTTTCGGAGATCCGAAAATGGAAATTCGGCGTGACAACCCAGGTCGACGGCGCAACTTTCGTGCCAGACACAACTGTGATGCGGTAGAGAAGAAGAAAGATGTTTTCGCGGCAAGTTACTGGTCGTGTAAAAACTGGTGACATAGATGGCTTCCAACGACCTACAAGCAGCGATAGACGAATATCGCAACCCCGAATCGCCTTATGCATCTTTGCAGGACTACCTCTTGCAGCGGCCCGTATACGACCGTGGCGAAAGAGAGGCTCCAGAAGCCCCGACGATGCGGACATTAGAGGCGCTGACGCCTGATACCGATCAACTGCTTGCGGAGCAGTACGACAAAATTATTCAGGAACAACGAACAGCCGACGAGGCGGCGGCGGCTTCTCGTCAAACCGAGATTGATGCGCTTCGTGAATTGTTGCGGGAAGAACTTGCCAGCTCAGAGGATGCCGCATCCGCTCAGCGATCCGACATTACCGCTGCGCTGGAGGGTCGAATTGAAGACCTGCGGCGAGGTATCGATGCCGAGACCATTGACTTACGAACGGCGGGCTTGGACGAAAGAGCTGCCCTTGCTCGACAAATTGAAGAGGGCGACCGGATAGTACGTGAGGCACAAGATGCTTCTATCGAATCCTTAGAGGCCCGACTTGGTTCGATGTCCGAGGATTTGTCAGGCATCAATGATGCAATCGACCAAAATTACAACGAATTTAACGAATCTCAAAAAGCTGCCGCTGACGCAACACAAGCAGAAATTGACGCCCTCAATCAAGAGCTAGAGAGCCTGTACACAGATGTCCAGTCGGGCAACGCGGCTCAATCTGATGCCATTAGAAGCGATACGGCAAATTTGATTGCAAGTTTGGAAGACAAAATTGGTGCCGTATCCGACAATTTAGGATCTTTGCCGATTGAGTCTATCCAGTCAGAATTGGCTGCTGTCACCAACCAAGCTGCTCAATTTCAACAATCCATGGACGTAGCCACAAGCGAGCGTGAAGAGATAGCTTCGCGAGTCGCGGCTTTGCAAGCGTCAGGATTGACGCAAGATGATTTGACGGCAGCTATCAACCCCATTTCTCAACAGTATCAAGAAGCCATTTCTGCTGCGGTCGACCCCATTTCTCAACAGCGTCAAGAAGCCATCTCTGCTGCGGTCGATCCCATTCAACAACAAATCGCTGCATTGCGCCAAGAGATTCCGCAAAATATTGACGTGGAGGCGCTGCGGAAACAAATTGTGGATGAGGTTAAAAGCAGCTTGCAATCGGCAACGCCGCCAACCCAGACCGGAACTGCCCCGGAATCGGTGACGAATCCAGAGCAATCGTTCAGCCCTGATGTGCCTTCCGGCAACATTAGCCCTCAAGAGTACGAGGAGCAAATGTATGGTGATCCTTATAACGCCGAATCAACCGATCCGTTTACAACAACCGGATCAGTACCGGAGCAATATTCCTAATGGCTTCAGACATTCCAGACAACGTAGCAAATCCCAGTCTTTATAAAAAAGCGAAGGCGAAGGCGAAGGCAAAATTCGATGTGTACCCATCGGCCTACGCAAACGGCTGGATGGTTCAGGAGTACAAGCGAATGGGCGGAACGTATTCAGGCAGAATCGGCGGCGGGGTCACACTTGACCCGCAAAAAAGTGATTTGAACAAAGACGGAAAGCTCAGCGGCTACGAGCGAAAGCGCGGAACAGCCATCGCCAAGAGTATGGCCAAGCGATTAAATATTGGCGGCAGCGTAATGGTGCAAGGCCGTGGCTGCGGGGCAATCATGCCGAGCAAGCAGAAGAAGACGCGAGTTCCCCGTGGCTAAGCCACAAGGCGGACTAAAAAAGTGGTTTGGCAAGGGCAAGGGTGGCAACTGGGTTGACATCTCGGCTCCCAAAGAAGGCGGCGGCTTCGAGCCGTGTGGGAGAAAAAGCGCGAAAGATTCGAGGCGTGGTTATCCAAAATGTGTTCCCGCTGACCAAGCCAGCCGCATGAGCAAAAAACAAATTGCCTCAGCCGTTCGTCGCAAAAGATCCAAAAAACAAGGGGTGGGCGGTAAGCCCACAAATGTTGCAACATTTGCTCGTAACGGTGGCGCCATCACGATGGTGCAAAGTCGTGGGTGCGGCGCCATCATGCCGAGCAGGCAAAAGAAAACGCGAGTCCCTCGCGCCTAGAGGAAACTGTCATGGCTGGACATAAAATGATGACGAAAGGTATGCCCGTGAAAAAGCGTGGCATGACCAAGGGTGGCACCATGAAAAAAATGAAGATGCCAACCGGCATGACCAAGGGTGGCACGATCAAAAAGCCCATGGGTATGACGAAAGGCGGCACCATCAAAAAACCCATGGGCATGAAAAAAGGTGGTAACGTCGGTTTTACGAAACCCTCGTCTAAAAATAGTGGCCTTTACGGGCGCTAATGGCGTATCTGCAAAGCAACATCCCACACTTCAAAGCGTGGGTGCGGCGCGAATACACTGTCAACCATGAGCGTTACCATGGCGAATTTCTCCACGCCATGGTTATTGCTGTTACAACCATGCCGACAAGGTGTTTGTCGTTTCAGGTCATATTCACGGGCGCAGAGTGTGTGGATGATGAGCCGAATGTGCATGGCGGAGCCATGTGGGCAAGAATGCCAATCACTGCTTTGGCAGGTGATGCAGACTACGAAGGTTGGCCTGATCCAATGCCTGTCTGGGCTGCTCAACCGTGGGATTGTTCTTCGCATCACCACTCAGTATATGTGTTAGATCGATGCACGCCTTGCCCATGGATTGCAAAAATCGATGGCGAGTTTTACCCAGCAAAATACCTGTTCACCGTGGACTATGCGGAAAGCGAGATTGGTGACGACCCGGCTCAGCACAAACAGAGCCACGTCATGCAGTTGCTTGAGGCAGGGAACTGGACAGGCAACATTGTGGCGCTGCCCAACAACAGAGTCAGGGTCACTCATCCGGCTTGGTTTGCGGTAGGCGAAGGGGCGCCAGATTTTAAGCCGTCGCAGCATATCCATTACAGCAAATCCGATTTAGACTACACTCTCGACGTGAATAAAGTATTCGACAACCTGTACGCCCCCGAGAAGACAAATGGCCGTAAGCGGAAGTAAAGATTTTGAGCTTGACGTAGCTGATTACGTCGAAGAAGCGTTTGAGCGTTGCGGCTTAGAGCTACGCACGGGCTATGATCTCAAAACGGCAACTCGATCACTCAACCTCTTGCTCGCTGAGTGGGCAAACCGTGGCTTGAATCAGTGGACTATCAATCAAAAAGTGTTGACGATGGTGCAGGACACAACGGTTTACACCATCGACGCGACCACGCCAACTGCAACTATTGATGTGCTCGACGTATTTATTCGGGAGACGCTCGGCGGTGTGGCAACTGATGTACCAATCACTCGTATGTCGAGATCCGAGTACGCAAACATATCGACAAAAAGTAGCACCGGCAAGCCGAACCAATATTTGATCGACAAACAAATCAGTCCAACAATTACCGTGTGGCCTGCACCCGATCAAAACAGCAAGTATGATTTGTATTTGAACGTGCTCAGCCGTATCGATGATGCAGACGTTGGCGCCAACACCATGCAAATACCATTTCGGTTTTATCCCTGCCTGTCCGCAGGGTTGGCGTACTACATCGCACTGAAGAAAGCGCCTGAAAAAGTGCAGATGCTGAAGGCGGTGTACGAAGAAGAGTTTGACAGAGCGTTGAGCCAAGACGAGGATCGAGCATCGTTTCGCGTTGCTCCCGACTTGCGCGGTTACAACATCGCGTAATGGCCTACGCATCGAACAAAAAAGCCTACGGGATCTGTGACATCACAGGGTTCCGCTACCGCCTGCGCGACATGAAGATGACGTGGGACGGCTTGTTGGTCGGACCAGATCAGTGGTCACCCAAGCACCCGCAGCTCATGCCGACACCAACGCCTGTAGATCCGCAGGCACTTCAAATTACCCGCCCTGATCAAGCTGCTGACGGCAATGATAGTACCGCGTTCACAGTGTATACAAACGTGGGCGATGGCAAACTCGGCACAATTTTGCAAACTTTTGCAATCACTGCTAGTGTGGGCACTGTGGAGGTTACCACGTCATGAGTTTCACCCAAGCGACTTTGAAAACGGCTGTGCAGGATTATCTGCAAGTCTCTGAAACCACCTTTACGACGCAGCTCGATACCTTTATCAAAGAGGCCGAGAGCAGAATCTTCAAGATGGTTCAGCTACCTGAGCAGCGCAAAAACGTGCAAGGCACTACGACATCTGGCAACAGATTTCTCGCTACGCCGTCTGATTTTTTTGCCCCGTTTTCACTGGCTATTATCAACAGCAGCAGCAAATACATTTATTTGGATTTCAAGCACCCATCGTTCTTGAAAGAATATAGTCCTACGTCTACAACGACTGGGACGCCAAAGTATTACAGTTTGTTTGATGATTCGGCGTTTGAGCTGTCGCCAGTGCCAAACAGCAATTTTACCGTTGAGCTACATTATCTGCATAAACCAGCGTCGTTGACCGCTGGCGCGACAAGTGGCACAACCATTTTGTCAACCGACCATCCCGATGCGCTGCTGTATGGCACGCTGGTGGAGGGCGCTACGTTCCTGAAAGAAACTCCTGACGTGATAGCTAATTTCGAGGCACGGTTCAAAGAAGCCGTCTCTCGAATGAAGAATCTGAGCGAAGGTCGCAATACCCGCGACGAGTTCAGATATGACCTATTGCGTACAGGCGTTAGTTAGTGGACAAACTTGCAGAGTTAGCAGGCAAAAAAGTAGCGATTATCGGTCTGGGTGCCTCTCAGATTGATTATGTCATTGGCGTTGAAAACAGCAGGACGTGGGATGAGGTCTGGACGATCAACTCGGCTTTGTCCGTGTTTGATTGCGACAGGGTGTTCATGCTCGACCCGGCCAGTCGGTTTCTTGATAGCGACGACGCAGGCAACCAAACCGAAGTCATGCGCCGGCTGCTGCCGACTTACGACAAACCGATTTACACCTGTCAGCTAGATGAGCGGGTGCCGAGCCTTGTTGAGTATCCGCTAGAGGAGGTGATCAAGGACCAGCGGTGCGCGTACATGAACACGACTGTCGCCTACTCACTTGCGTTTGCGGCTTACCATAAGGTTGGCCACGTCGATCTTTTTGGCATGGATTTTTCGTATCGCAAAAACCTGCATTTTGCTGAGGCCGGTCGCGCTTGCGTAGAGTTTTGGCTCTGTAAGCTGATCGCCATGGGCATCACCGTAGGCGTCAGCCCACGCAGCTCACTGCTCGATCAAAACGTAGAGCTGGAGGAGCGCCTGTATGGCTATCACCGCTTAGCTAATCCGAAGGTGGCTATGCCGAATCCAGAGGGTGAGTGGGTGGTGTGCGACCGCTCCGATTTGGCACGCATGGTAAAAAAACACAACCTTGAAACGGTCGAAGCTATCACCAGTCCAGAACCATATAGGGGGTAATATGTCACAGGGTCAATTTGAACTGGGCCAGGTGCTGGTTTCTACAACAGAAAACCGTGGCCACGACGTAGAGTTTTGGGCGAAAGAAACTACCCGCAAAATTGTTGGCATTAGCGAGGAGGCTGACCCCCACATTCGTATGCAAGCGGAGGCTTTCAGAAACCAAGTTTATACTCTAATATTGATGGGCATGAAGAGTGCCATCGCCTCTGATCGAGTCACCCTGCGTGGGTTGCTTGCAAGTCAAGGCCACGATGACATGGCGAAAATCATTAGGGAGCTATAGCATGGCGATCACCTCGGCAATCCCAACTTCGTTCAAACAAGAGCTGTTGGTTGGCACGCACAATTTTACAGCTACGAGCGGCAACGCTTTCAAGCTGGCTCTATATACGTCGAGCGCCACGCTTGGTGCTGCAACGACGGCATTCACAACGACAGGGCAGGCAAGTGGCACCAACTATACCTCTGGCGGCGCTACCGTCACGTCGGTGACGCCAACCACGTCTGGTACAACAGCCGTCTGCGACTTTGCTGATTTGACGTTCAGCACGGCAACTGTTACGGCCAGAGGCTGCATGATCTACAACGATACTCAGTCAGATAAAGCGTGCGCCATCATAGATTTTGGCGGCGACAAAACATCTACCGCTGGTGATTTCACGGTCGTCTTCCCTAGCCCGACAGCGACCGGCGCGATTATCAGACTGGCGTAATGTCAGATGCCGCTATCAAAGGTCGATTTCCGAGCTGGAATCAATAAGGAAGAAACTGACTACGCCAACAGCGGTGGCTGGGTCGATGGCAATCTTATTCGGTTTCGAAAAGGCCGCGCAGAAAAAGTTGGCGGGTGGGCCAAGCGCGGCATCAACACTTTTCTAGGCATTGGCCGCGCTTTACATTCTTGGATCTCTCTCGGAGCCACTCGCTACATCGGTGTCGGCACCACGCTTAAATACTACGTGGCTGAGGGTGAAAATTATTACGACGTAACGCCGATCCGAAAAACGTCCACCAACTCAATTACATTTTCGGCAACGGATGGTTCCTCGACCGTGACCGTGACGGACTCAAGCCATGGCGCCGTCAACAACGATTTTGTGACCATTTCAGGAGCCGTGAGTCTTGGCGGCTTGGTTACCGCCGATGTGTTAAATCAGGAATATCAAATTGATCTGGTCACCGGGATAAATACCTACACGATAACTGCCAAAGACACCTCTGGCGCTACGGTAACCGCTAACAGCAGTGACTCAGGCAATGGCGGCTCTGGCGTTGACGGTGTTTATCAAATCAACGTAGGTCTCGACACCTACGTTCAAGGCACAGGCTGGGGTTCTGGTACTTGGGGTTCTGGCACTTGGGGGTCGGCTAGTGCGATTTCCGCTATCAACCAGTTGCGGGTTTGGACGCACGACAACTTTGGCGAAAACCTGATTATCAACGTGAGGGGCGGTGGCATCTACCGCTGGGTTGAAAACAGCGGCACCAGCGTTCGTGCCGTTGAACTATCGGGCGTGACTGGCGCAAACCTTGTCCCGACTGTTGCGTTGCAGGTGATCACGTCAGAAACCGACCGCCATCTGATTGTTCTTGGTGCTGATCCTATTTCTGGCAGCTCACGCACGGGAGTGATTGATCCGATGTTGGTCGCTTTCAGCTCGTCTGAGCAAGATCTCGTCTTTGAGCCGCTCACCACAAACAGCGCGGGTGACGTAAGGTTGTCGTCAGGATCATTCATTGTTGGCGGCTTGAAGTCGCGACAAGAAATTTTGATTTGGACAGACACTAGCCTGTACTCGATGAATTTTATCGGGCCACCGTTGATTTTTGCGGTCAACCTCATCAACGAGGGCACTGGATTGATTGGTCCAAAAGCCGCCGTGAATGCGCCAAACGGCGTTTATTTTGCCAGTAAAACTGGGTTTTATTTTTACAGCGGCGCCGTGCAAAAGCTGCCCTGCTCGGTTCAGGAATACGTGTTTGATGATCTGGACTTGGGACAAGCGTTCAAGTGCTTCATGGGCCTGAACAGTGAGTTCAGCGAGATGTGGTTCTTCTATCCGAGTATTACGGATGGCACGGGCGAGATCAGTCGTTACGTCATCTACAACTACGAGGAGAACCATTGGTCGATTGGCAATCTTGTGCGCTATTCGTGGATCGATGCTGGCATCGAGGATCAACCCATCGCAGGTGTGACAACGAGCAGCACGCAATGCCTGTTCAACCATGAGGTTGGTTTTGATGATTACGAAGACCCTATGTCGAACGTATTTATCGAATCGGCCGATGTTGACATCACTGACGGCGAGAACTTTACGTTTGTTAAGCGCATCATCCCTGATGTTGCTTTTATCAAAGAAACGGGTGTGTCAAACACGCCAGCAATGAATATTGTCCTCAAGCGAAGAGACTTTCCGAACCAAACATTGACGACGGACTCCACGACGCAGGTGACAGAAAGTAGCACGCTGAGCAATGTGCGTAGCCGAGCCAGGCAAGTCGTTTTGCGCTTTGAAAGCGACGACGACGCCACGACCGCCGATCAGCTCGGTTACAAGTGGCGCTTAGGCTCTACCAGATTGGATTTGCAACCCAGCGGCAGGCGCTAAATGAGCCGCCTGCTTGAGACTCGGCTGCCGACAGCTCAGGGCGTCACTGTCGATTCGTCCACGTTCAATCGACTGGTCAGGGTCTTGGAATTGAACCTTGGAACCGTTGATTTCACCATTTCGCCGCATTTTTCTGCGACTGAAATTGCCGAGCTTCAATTTGCAACAGGCTCTATAATCTTCAATACTACGAATGAAATACACCAAGCGTTTGATGGGACTCAATTCCGTGACTTATATAGCCATCAAACCTACCCCACGGGGCTGGCAATTACCGCTGGCGTCGGGGCGGTCACCGTGAGCACTTCCTGATGGACCCATTGCTGCGTAGCAGAATATCAGCCCTGATTGGTGAAGACCTTCCGATGGAATTTCAGCAGGGCGGCGAAGTTGATTCACCAGAAATGGTGATGCCCGATTTGCCAGCAGAAACAATGCCAGAAGATCCCAGCGCCGGTTTAGAGCAAGCCATCGGCGCCCTTATGCGCGAGCGGGATATGTCTGACGACCCCGCAGAACGAGCATTGCTTGAAAGCGTGACCGAAAACATGGAGGTAGCAAGCCAAGCTCCTATGTCAGAGCAAGCGATGATGCTTGCCGAGCAAGGAAGAGGTGGCGATACAAGGCTCGCCCATCTTCGGGTCGGCGAGGTAGTGCTGCCGCCAGAAGCGTTTGACGATGCTCAATTTGAATCGGCGGTTGAAAGAAAATTTGAAGAATTAGATCTGGACCCAGAGGCTTATGTCGTTGGTGCAGGTATTGCTAGTCTCAACCCTATTACTGGGTTAGAGGAGTTTGGTTGGTTCAAAAAAACTTTCAAGAGCATCAAAAAGGTTGCCAAAAAAGTTGCGCCCCTCGCCATGTTTATTCCCGGTGTTGGCTCGGCAATAGGAGCTGCGCTTGGTGGTATTGGGGGTTTGGCAGGAGGTGTGCTTGGAACTATTCCCGGCATGGGGCAAATTGGGGGGCTAATCAAGGGAGGGCTGAGCGGGATAGGAAGCCTTGGGATACCCGGATTGTCACCTATGGCTGAAGCCGCTTTACAAGTAGGCAAGAGACCCGGTTCTTTTATGGATGTGTTTTCAGGCGCAGTTAAGAACCCTTTTTCTGGTGGAATTTTTGGAGCAAGAAGCTCTAAATATGGAGGCACAAAAGCGGGTTCCGATTTTTTTCGCAAGGCCATGGATACTTTTTTTACGACTGGGAGCACCGGATCCCAAGATGTAGATAATGCGGCAACACAATTCCAAAAAGAAGCGGAAGAGAAAGGTCTTGAGGGGCAAGACAAAATAGATTACATAATAGAAAAATTAGCATCCAGCTACGGGGCAGGAGGCTCCGGTCTAGGGATGCTCGGAAACCTTGGCATCTTGGGGCTTTCTGGCGCCTTAGGTAAATTAGCTTACGATGAGGCCAAGAACCGCCAGGGCGTACCGTTGACGCCGCTCACTCAAGAGGGCGCCACAGGTCGATACAACATTGAGGCCGAGATTGCTCGGCGCACTGGTCAGCCAGCACCCAACCCCGTTGAGTTTGGTTTGCTGCCGACAGGAACGCTTCCCACCTTGAGTGGTGGACGGCCAACGCCTGTAGAGGAAGAGGAAGAGGCCGTTATGACCGCCCGTTACGGCGGTCCTGTCATGGCTTTTGCCGCAGGCGGCAACGTCGCGAAAAAAGATTTTGTCGAGATGGACGGCAAGATCAACGGGCCGGGCACCGAAGTTAGTGATGATATACCTGCCATGCTATCAGATGGCGAGTTCGTCATGACGGGGCAGGCTGTTCGTGGTGCGGGGGCTTTTGATTTGGCGACAGGCGATGGCGGTATCATCACCCTGACGCCAAACGGTTCCGAAAGCCGTGACAAAGGCACGAACCTGATGTACGAGATGATGGATTTATTTTCTGAATTTGCCGACAAACCGAAATCTGAGAGGGCGGCAGCATGAGTATTTTGACACCAGCGCAGCTCGCTAGGGTGCGTCGCTTTCAAGAGGGCGGGGCAACGGAAGAAGTGGCAACGGAAGAAGTTGTCAATCCATACGTCTCAAGGGTTGACAAGATTGAAACCCGGATGGACCCGATCACGCAGCAATTGCTGTTTGGATTGGACGGAGAAGGCGGCTTCATACCCGGTGCTTTCCGCGCAGCCGAGCGCACTTTCTTTGACGAGGAAGGGCGCCCAATTGTCATTCCTCAAGAGATTGCAGGTTTTAGTCCTGACCAAATTCGGGCCATGGAACTGGCTCGCAAAAACGTCGGCGTGCAGCAACCATTTATTGATGAAGCGATGCGGCGAGGGCAACTTGGCATTGGCGCCCTGCAAACTGGGCTGGAAGATCAAAACATTGCCTCGCAGCGAGCCTTAGACGAAATTCGTCAGGGTAGTCAGTTCGCGCTTGATCAAAGAGATCGTGCTTTGATGGATGCGCTGGGCGGTACGCAGGAAGGCCGTGGCCGAGCGATTGCGGCTGAAGAGCGGTTGCGCGGCGACCTCAGCGATTTGTCGAAAAAGGGCGTTCGCGACACTCAGCGTTTTGGAATGGACCTGGCGCGAGCAAGAGATGTGGGCGTGGCAGAGGCGCAACGACGCAGGCAGGGGCTTGGCGAGGCACAACAATTGCTGCGCGGCACGACAGATGATTTTGACCTTGGAGCGGCCACACAAGATCTGCAAGATCCCTTTGAAAATCAAGTTGTTCAGCAGATGATCGAGGACGCAACTGCGGGACTGGCCAAACAAGACATGGCGCAGTTTGCGAGAGATGTCGCCACTGGCGGTGAATCTGCCTTCGGCTCCAGAGCGCGTTTGAGCGCCGGAGAACGAGCAGAGGCGCTGGGCCGTGGTTTGGCGAAGAGCGTCGGCGGACTGCGCTCAGCAGGCTTTCAACGCGCACAACAGACGGCAATTTCAGAGGATGAGCGGGAGCGTGAAGCAGCGCGAGCTGCCGCCTCTGGATTGGCGAGCCTGGGCGCCCAAGATTACACTGCGGGTACCGATGTCGGGAGCTTGATTCAGTCAACTGCCCGAGACCAACTTGGTGCTCAGACCCGGCTTGGTTCACAGCTTGGTGATGCGGCACAACAACGCTATGCCGCTGGTACCGGCTTGGGTTCAACCCTTGCGTCACTTGGTCAGCAGGATGCTGCCGCCAGAGCAAGAGCGGGACAAACCGGCATGGGTGTCGCAGGGCAGCTTGCTGACCAGTATGGTCGCATTGGTGCCGATGCCGCTGCTGGTGGTCAGGCGCTGAGTGGCGCCCAAATGGGCTACGGCAGATTCATGGCTGGGCTTGGCGATCAAGCTCAACAGGCTGGCAGAGCAGACGCAGCAGGGCTGATGGGCATTGGAGGCATGGCTCAGGAACTGAGGCAGCGTGAGTTGGATGCACAGCGTGCGGGGCTTATGGAGGCACGGGCAGCGCCGTTGGCGCAATATCAAGCCTTGATGCCATTTGTGCAGATGGCTCCTCAAGGCACAACTCAATTTCAAACGCAGTTCACACCTCCGCCCAATGCGATGCAAGCTGGTTTAGGCACGGGGCTTTCAGCGTTTGGCACGATAGGCAACTACTACAATCCTTCTGCCGGGATGTCGGGGAGCGCAGGATAGTATGTCACTTGATTACGAAGACGATGTTCTTGACGCTATGTTCGATGATAATTCGGGCGTTTCTCAAGATGGTGATTCGGGTGTTTCTCAAGATAAAATTGATGAAGCAAAAGCAATGTTGCGTGCCATGATGGGCATCAATCAACCTAGCGGTGGACCCGCTGGGTCTACGCAAGGCTTAGCCATTCCAAGCCTTGATAAAAGTTTTGCTAAGTATAAAGAACAGTTAAGTGAAATATATGGGCGAAGACCTCGCCCAACAATTTACGATTTAGCATCCACTGTAGGCGGCGCTATGTTGGCGGCTGACCCTACCACTGGCGCATTTCGCTCGGCTGGAATTGGTTTGGCGCAATTCAACAAAGAACAAATGGCATTACGCGAACAAAAGCGACAAGAAGACCGCGCCATTGGTTTGAAAGCCTTTGAGCTGGCAAAAGCAGACGTTGATTCTGCAAATAATTTCCTTAACGAATACAGGCTTCTGCAAGCGAAGACAGATCCCGACAATAAAGTAACCGAAGTGCTTGTCACCAATGAAAGTGGAATTACTGTTGGTGGAGTATTTTACCCGAAGGGAACACAACCGCTGCTTACCGAAAGTGAAATATACAAAAACCGAAACTCGGTTACTCCAGTTGCATCACCTGTTGGTGGTGTGAAAGTTCCAGATGCTGGAGCGGTTGCTATTTATTCAACCAGAGAAGATGCAGAAAAAATTATTTTGGGTCTGGGAATGAAAAGAGACAACCCTAATTTTAAAAGGGCCGTCGAACAATTGATTCCCAAAGATCCTGAGACAGGCGAGTTCGATCCTTCTTTGGTAGGCAATCGAATGATTAGTGGCGGCAGGTACGTTGAGCTGCGCCCATACATCATAGGCGATGAAGTCTTTAATATCCTGTTAAATACAGCTCAAGGCGAGACCACAGACTTTAAGGATTACACTACTGATCGTTTGAAACTTATTGCCAAAAGCACTGCGGAGTTTGCTGATAAGTCATTGATGGTGTTACCCCAAGTGGATCGCGCCATGCGAATACTTCTAGAGGGCGTTAAGACGGGTGCGCTCGAAGCAAAACTGTTCCCATTTAAGAAGGCTTTTGTAGACATTTTCGGCCTAGACGATGACGAAACGACTAGTCTGGATACTTTAGTTGCAATATCTAACGTGTTGGCTACAAAAATGCGCCCCCAGGGATCTGGTGCCACCTCAGATTATGAGTTTAGAGCCTATAAACTAGCAATACTGGATTTAGGCAACACTTCAAAAGCCAACTATATTGCGCTTTACGTTTACAAAAAAATGACTGAAAACGCGATAGCGTATAATCGAAAAGAGCAAGAGTTGTTGACCTCTGGAGATTACATAAAAGCAGAGCAGGTGAACGACAAACTTAATGAGATTGATCCGGGTGTATTTTACACATATGAGGGCGATGGCAATGATGAGGAAGCAATCAAAGCATTTCTGGATACAGTGCCCAATGGAGGAGTAATTACGAACAAAGACCCCGATGGCGTGGAGATTGTTAAAGGTGAAGGGCCGTTCATAATAAAAGGATGGCCAGAGGAGAAAAAATAATTTATGCCGCTTGAAAAATTACCAGAAGGCTATGCGGGCACAAAGGAAAAGTCTGATCCACCTGCTGACGTTGCAAGACAACAGTTTGAGCCAGATCCTAGCGTCATTGATATGATCGTGAACGCGCCATCAGCCGTCAGCCAAGCTATTACTGGCGAGGGTGCGCCAATCGAGTTTCCTTTTCTTCCAGAGCTGACAGACATGGGCGCTGATGCGCCGGGTTTTTTCGAGGGTCTTTCAACAAAATTAAAAGTGATGTTGGCAAGAGATGATTATGGTAAAGCCGAAATCATTCACAATGCCTTTGACGGTGATCCTCGGTACGGCGGTAAGTACCGCGATGAGTTTGGCTTGCCAATTATTGTTTGGAACAACATTCCTTACTACATCAATAAACCGGGCCTAACTTTCATGGACCTTAATACCATGGTAGGAGAGATTGCTAAATTTGCCCCAGCATCAAAGTTTACAGGTGCAGGCAAAACCGCTTTAGAAACCGCCGCAAGAGGCACGGCTGCTTACTCTGCAACAGAGTTAGCCGCCATTGCTGGCGAGGCGTACATTACTCCAGAAGCAACTGCGCTGAAAAAAAGAACGGCAGATGACATAGGGGAGCAAGTAGCCACATCAACGGCTATCGGCGTTGGTGCAGATATGCTCTCACCTCCCGTTGCAAAATTACTGGGCAAAGGCATTCGGGCAGGCACGCAAGCAATAGGGCGGGGTTCAGCTTTCGATGAGGCGTTTCCAAGATTTTCTTTCGATGTAATTTCTAAATCTAAGTACCCCTTGACTGTGGGACAAAAAACCGCCCCGCCACCTCAAGGTGTAGGACCGCGCCAAACTGAGCAGCTAGGCCGTGAAGATCAACTTCGTCAAATGCCCTCATCGGAACCAGCGACACTGATGATTCGCGGTTTTGATGACGCTCAGCTTACCGAAATCCGTAACGACGCCTTACGACTTCAAGAAGAGTTTGGTGCTGGCACAATTGATTCTTCTGGGATTTACGGAAACATTCCCAGTGCTGCTGCTGAAGAAGCACAATCGCTTATTGCAGGCGCTGCCGAGCGCCTGAAGGAAGAATCTTCAACGCTATATGAAGTGATTAAGGGCGTTGATACTCCACCAGTGATGACGGCAGAGGGCGTTCAAAAGGTAGTTCAAGAGCTGTTAGACATTGTTCCTACAATTCTTGCTCCAAACCAAATAGTTGATGGGCCGCTGTTTCGTGAAATAACACAACTTCGCAGATTAAAGAAAATTGCTCAGAACCCTAGATTCAAAGATCAGGCGCTGAAAAACGTCCACGGTTACCAAAAAAGATTGCGAGCAGCTATCGGTCAAGCCAGAACGAAACGGGCGTCTGGAGACGCCCCGTCTCCAGAGGAGCTTGCTTTGATAAAGATGAAAGAGAGGCTCGATGACGCTGTTTATAACGGTATTGAGCAAGGGTTCATCACGGGAGACCAAGAGGTTCTCGATCAGTTAAAACAAGCGACTGGATTGTATGCTGATTACATGGCTACTGTTGGCCGTGGGTCCGGTAGAAATACTCAAGAAAGAGCAGCCAACACAATTCTGGAGCAGCTTTCCACCGAGCAATACACTCCTGTTCAAGTTGCCAATAAACTATTCGGGCAAAACAAATTTGCACCGAAGCAAGCTGTTTCTGTTGTTTTAGACAAATTACAAAAGTCTTTAGATCCAGATGATTACCAACAATTCCTCGCTCTTCTCAAAGACGGAATTATGACCAAAGCCTTTGCCGGTAAAGGCGGCGAGATTACCCGCAAGTCGATTGTAGAGAACTACAACGATGTATTTTCAGAAAACCGAAGGATTATTGAAAAGGTTTTTAGTCCTGAAGAGATAGCTCGCATCAAAGAGTTTCGAGCCAATGTCTTGCCGACCCTGTGGGCTGAAATAAAAATGAACCCGTCCGCAAGTGGTTACACTCTGATGAGTGCTGCTATACGCGCAGGGATGCTTGTTACGCCGAACTTTTTGGGTAGAGCAGGTTTGGCTAAAGCCGCTGATATCGCAGAGGGTGTTAAGGCTCGCGATGATGCCATGAACGCTGTAAGTCAAACTTTGCAAAGAATGCAAACGCCTATGTTTTCTGCTACCGCCCAAGGGGCCATACGCACAGGAATATCGCCAGAAAAAGAGGCAGAAGCTGAGCCATCCAAAGACGAAGAAAGGATGGAAATGCTTAAAGTTATTGACTCGCTTAGGGCGCGAGAAGCACAGCCGGACCCTGAGCCTGTGTCAACAATCGCACCGCCTGCTGCCCAAGTTTTGCCAGAGCCTCAGCGGCAAGACGTTTCTATGTTTGACCCCCTGCCAAACGCCTCCAGAGCGCCTGTGATGGGTGATTTCGATCCTGCTACGTCAGCTATTGTTTTGCCGAGAGCGGACGACAGAGAGCTTGCTATGCGTCTCAGAGGGCCGTTAGGAGGGATCGCCTCCCTCGCCTAACAGAAAGTCCATACTCTCTGCTGGTGTCGCGACAATCATGGCGGCATCGACGTTCCAATCAAAGTCGTACCCCATGTGCAGCTCACCATCGACCTGAATCATGAGGTTGCGGCTGCACAACCGCAACAAAGCCGCCTGCTGGTGCAGGGTCATGCGCCCGAACAGATCAATCACCTCTCCAGCCTCAGCGATTGGGCGATATGATTGCGGGACTTGCGCTGGCTTTTTGTTGAAAAGATTCATCAAAACTGCTCATCCTCAAACAACTCGTCGTACCGATTCTCGATCAAGAGCTGCAACTGCATGATCAGCGTGCGCCGCTCTTTGGCGCATATCTCGCGCAGCTTCCAGTACGTGTCGCCATCGATGGCTAACGACTTGCGCTTAGTCTCAATGACTTCATCTGTTGACATGGTAAATCCTCAAAAGCGTTGAGCAATTGTGCTATTTTGTGCAGAATAGCACAAATGTACCAATTAAAAAACTACATGCTATCGATGCAATCGCATTGGTTCGTCAACCAGCCGTTGTACAAGGCGGTGCAAGAAAGTGTGCCGATGATTGCGGAGTATCGAGCAAGGGAAGGGGTGGATCGCTTGGCGAGAACGCCAGTGTCTCAGCTCTGCAAAAAAATCTTTCCCGACGTGTATCGGGTGCCGCTTTTCCGCAGACAGTTCTGCAAGATGCTGGTCGATGAGATTAAGCATATGGAGAAAGAAATACCTTTTGTGCCTAATGACAATGAGGACGAGCTAAGACAGATCCCAGAGATTGTTTTGCAGGAGCACGTCCCTGAGCTGTACCGCAATATGTGGTTTGTCGTTCAAAACATTTTGAACCCAGTATTCAATATGCTGTATCAAAGAGATTGCAAAGATGTTTCGTCAATCCAAATCGCGAACTATAACCCCAAGGACAAGCAGCAAGGCGCTTGGCATCACGATGAAAGCTCAGACATCAGCGTTGTAGTGCCGCTCAACACCGACGAATACAAGGGCGGCGGCACAGAGTTTCACAACCACGGAGTGTTGAGTCCGCTGCCTAGCGGCCACGCCTTGATCTTCCCCAGCTTCACCAACCTGCATCGCGGCCTCGTTGTCGATAGCGGGGACCGATATCTGCTGGTCTTTTGGCTGATGGACAAGAAACGATTGATTGAGCGATACGCAGCACTGCAATAGGCAGGGGGTTAAATGTCCAGCTCCTCTCTCAGCAGTCTTAAATGCTCAGACAGAACCGAGGTGGCGTTTTCAATGTCCGCAACCAACTGTTCCGACTGATGAATGAACTGCGTGATATGCTCTCGCTCGCATGAACCCACCAAAGTTTTTGTCACCCGGACTTCTTCATTGAGCTGGAGGAGCTGACCAGGCAACGGTTTCAACTGCTCGATCAGGGTCATGCAACCGACCCTAGAATGGCAGCGAGCGCCAATAAGATGGAGGCCAATATGATGGCCTCCGATAGTTTGTATTCATTGTCTGGCAACCAGCCTTCCTCATCATCTTTCTCCCTATTCATAATTTAATTACCCTCTACTGACGGTGCCAAGCGTGCGTGTTGAACCATGCGATGACATCTTTTTTGCGTGGCTGGACATGCGTCACGAACGTATCGATCTCCTCCGCATCTTCGTCCCCTCGAGCAAGGGCAACGTGCTTTTCCATCTCTCGTTTCGAGGCAAAAGCCGTCACCATACTATGGAAATCGTTCCCCACACGGGCGATATAAATTTTCATGCGTCTGCCCCCGGATATTTTTCGTCTCTCAAGTGGACCATTCCGCGCTCGAACAACGGAGCCGGGGGTGTAAGATTTGCGCCGATCACGTCATCCTCGTGAATGCAATTATTGCGCAAAATTTGCGTGTATTCCTTCAACAGATCAACAAAAGAATCCGCACGCACTGGGACGATATTTTCTGTCCCATCCTTGGTCACTGACAAATTCATAAGCCATCTAGCCATGCGTTTCTTCCCTCAAAACTTTCCTAGCCGCTCGCATGTCGATGATAGCAACCACCGATTGGCACCGTGGATGTCGCTCGAACACTTTCGTGATCCGTTGAGGAAATTCGTTCCAGCGTAGTTCCGACCGATCAATTTTTTTGCAGAACGGTGGGATGGCCTTGCTTGTCGTGAACCGACCGGCTCCATTCGTCCAGTCGCTGCTCATGACCGCGCCACCTCGGTTGTGGAG